ATAAAACACCGCCGACTGCTAGTTCTCCCAGCATCGTTATAAATCAGAACGATATTTGCCAAACAGGCAGCTCTGCGGCTGTGCAAACGAGCTTCCTCGGTTTGTCAGGGGGAACCACTCAACGAGACATGACGTGTGAATTACTGAAGCTCTCGAAGTACCTGTTCGCAAGTGGAATGAAGGTCGCATCGCTTGCCCTGGCTTGTCAGGACGCTCGAATCTGGAACGCCATGTGGGATGCAGGAACCACCTGTCCTGTAGACGCCCTGATTGGCTCAAAGGCGAGAGCCTTCTGGTTAGCTAATCCCGACCGTGCTCCCGAAGGGGCAGTGATAAGGGTGAAAGCTAAGGTCGATCATGTTGAGAATGATTACCCAGATGGAGAGCAAAACTGATGCGAATTGTTTTAGCTCTGATCCTTATGTGCTTTCCCGCTTTTGCCGAAGAAAAAACAACAACCAATGTACTTCCTAGTTTGAATCAATGGACAACTTCGGGCGGCACAAACGCTACTGGCGGGACAGGTCACGCATCGCAAAATGGGGGAACTTATTCAACCAATTTTGACGTTCCTTTGACCCTGGATGAAATTAGAAAAGGCTTCAAGCTGAACAGCAGCGTCACCGTTGATTCGCACAGTAGTAACTCGCGGCTCTCAACCTGCTCGTCGCTAACCCAAGCAACCGATTGCCGCGATATTTTTCAACTGGGCATAACTCTTTACGACAATGCCGAGTTAATAAAAAAATGGACCCACGAAATAGAATTGAATTTTACTGGTCTCAAAGATTACACATTCACAAATGAGGTATTGGCTAACGATTACGGTTTGTTGACTGGAAGTCTGAGTTTCTGGGGCATTGATGCGGGGTACCACTCAGCGATGTTCGGTCCTGTTATGAGTAATCAGTCTTTGACCTTCACATATCAGACGGTAATCGCCCAGCAAATTTTAGACACTATAAACCAACAAGAAATTCAAGAAGTGTTCAGCCCTCCACCTTCCATAAATTTACCACTACCCCCTATCAGTATGGCTCCACTTCCGCCGCAAGACATGGAAAGACCGCCCGAAATAGCGTCGATCTCTTTGCCTCCTCCGCCCCCTCCCCGAAGAGAAGAGGCAAGGGCTGAAGCTGCGGTCGAAGCCGAAGTGCGCGTCGAGCCACCACCAGCATCTGTTGCAGAAACAAGACCCGCAGCAGAAACAAGACCCGCAGCAGCCTCAACACCGCGCCAATCACCGAGCCGCAATCAAAGGATTGAGAACGTGGTCAAAAAGATTGCCCCTTCTCAGCGGTATTCGAGCGTCAACCAAACAACGACTATCGTAGTTATGACCATGCTGGCGCCTAAGTTTTCCAAAGGTCCAGAAATTATTGAGACACCAGGATTTTTTAAATTTGTTTCGATTAAAGACAATCGCAGTCTTGCTAATTTTACTCAGAGCTACGCCATGTTTGGAGTCGCCAATGGCAAGCATAGCGCAATGGTTGAGAGTCAATACTAATGGCAGAGCTAGAGTTACCAGGTGGCGTTAAATTTAAAGGCGGGAGGATGGTTGCTGTTGTGATGGCTTTGACCACTTTGGGCGGCTCGATTTTTGCCGGGGCCGAGGTGTACGCCAGGTGGGTCGCAATGGAGAAAAAGATTTCCAGCTACTCTGCGCCTGATCTATCTGGCTTTGATAAACGCCTAGAATTAATGACCTCCGACATGAAGGCAGTCAAAACCCGCGTCGCAGAAATCCAGACCATTGCAACGGACATTCGCCAGGATACCAGGGCAGATGCAGCCTCGTTGCACAACGGTATTGCTGCCGTCGATAAACGAAGTCGTCAAATGGACACAGAAACCAGGCAAGCTATGCGCGATGCCGAGAGAACAGTCCGTGAAATTACCAAAGAGCTTGAAGACCGATTGAAAAAACAACTCAGAAACGCATTGGAAAACCCTTTGTTGAAAGGCAACTGACATGGCTGATCAAATCGACAACATACCAGACAAGCAAGTGTACCAATCCAACAGAAGGCGGATGGTTTGGGCCGCGCTCGCGCTTATGAGCAGTATGATTGCGGCGATGTTAATTGCGCCGGATCGTTACGAAAAAGTTGCTGGATTTGACATGGCGATCATGAGTCTCGCTGGACTGATCTCCGTCTACTTCGGCGCCACCAGCTTTCAGGCAAAACGATGATGATGCCGCCGTTGGCGTTCACGCCGGGTGAATTTGGGATAATCATCCTGGTCACCATCACAATAATTTTACTGGCGAGGCGCAAATGATCGGGCTGCTCTCGGCCGTCCTGCCGTCCGTGATGGAAGTTGCCGGGCGTTTTCTGCCGGAGGACAAGGAGAAGCGAGCAGCGGCAGAGCGAGAAATTCAAGCCAAGCTGACCGATAGCCTGGCCCAAGTCGATCTAGCGCAGCTTGGCATTAACAAAGTCGAGGCTGCACATAGATCGATGTTTGTCGCTGGGTGGAGACCATTCATCGGTTGGACGTGTGGCGTGGCTCTTATGTACACCTACGTCCTCCAGCCGATTCTAGTTTTTGGTTTGGCTCAAAGCGGATATCTCATCGAATTACCACGCATGGATTTGGGAGAGCTAATGCCCGTTCTGATGGGGATGCTAGGGCTTGGCGGATTGCGTAGCTGGGAAAAGGTCAAAGGGGTAGCGAAATGAACCTGGATGAATTACGCGAAGAAATTTCCGCTGACGAGGGTGTGAAGTACGAAATATATCTCGACCATATAGGCTATAAAACAATGGGCATTGGACACCTCTGCATCGCTGGCGTGGACCCCGAATACGACCTGGCTGTCGGAACACCGGTGGCGGTCGAGCGCGTCAACGAGCTCTTTGACAAAGATATCAAGCGCACTATAGCCGATTGCAAAATTGTTCACGATGACTTTGACGATCTACCGGAAGAGGTCCAGAAAATACTTGCAAACATGTGTTTTCAAATGGGCCTTGGCCGCTTCATGAAGTTTCATAACACGCATGACCTGGTGAAAAAGAGGTTCTGGGACGGTGTTAGCCAGGAGATGCTCGACAGTCGCTGGGCGGAGCAGACCCCAGCACGGGCTAAACGTTTATCACGGCGTATGGCCGAGCTTGCCGTTTAGAGCTCACCAACTAGGCCAAGTTTGCGAGGCTATTTTGACCGAGTATATGCTGCACCTCGGCTATTTTGTTTATCGACCTTTGGCCCACCAGGGCCCAGCGGATTTGATCTGCGTGAATGAAGCTGGCGATATTATTTTGCTCGACTCAAAGAGCGACAAAAAGCGCTTTAATCCAGGGCGCAAAAAACCAGATCGAATCTATCGCAAGAGGAGTGACCTGCAAAAAAAGTTGAACGTCAGAATGGCCTATGTCGATTCAGAAACGCGCGAAATTTCAATTATTCCTCAACTAAATCAAACCCAATTTTTTCCAAACGCCCGGTAATAACTAATCCGCGGTGCCTTCCGTAGACCCTTTTAATTAAACCAGCCTCCTCGAGCCGCGCCAAACGGCGGAAAACAATGTCTATTGATACTTTCTTGAGCCCCATAGCCAGGGCCATTTCATGCAACGTTGGTGCGACATGGCGCATTCCCATTTCCATCTCGATAAATTTAAAAAGGGTTACGTCTTTCGGGAAAAGAAAATCAGTCATTGATTTCGACCTTTATGCTTTTTGCCCTGGCGGCGGCTCTTGGTTTAACGACATAACCGTTCCTGGGCTTATTTGTGCCCCAGGTTACTTTGCCAATCTGCTTGCCGTCTTCGTAGACATATCCCTCTTTGCTATTGCCCAAGGCGTTCATCATCATCGTGGTTATTTCCTGTTTTTTTTCTGTGATACACCGGATTGCCAACATCGCATCTTCGTATTCCAAAGCAAGCTGCGATAATTCATCTGATAATTTTATCGGAGGATCCCCGTCGTCGGCTTGCTGCCAGGTATTGGCTGCATCGTTTGGGGTCAAAGCAGGATACCAGTCTTTGTCACCAAAATTTTTATAGCCATCTATGCGTTTTTGNAAATCGAGGACATCGGCAGTAATTTTNGCCCTCAAAGCCATATCAACCTCGACGACGTAGATCCGCAATTCAGTGCCGCGATAGAGCGTCCCGATTGCTGCCCAGGTATAACCGGTGCACATCATGCAACCCTCGACCTGGATCGGTCCACGATATGGCTTTGGAAATTCAGTCGGGGCAGCGCCTGTCAGCTTGGCCTCGAGGATACCAGGACCATTCAAGGCAATCTCGTCCGCTCCGAGTACGTATATTCCGGCATCGTAATTGGTTTTGATGACCTCCCCTGTCCCTTCGGCAATACCATCCAGGCTAACCGCCAAAGGTAATGTC